ACAAAGTAAGTTGGCATTGCACCTTCACCCACTGCTCTTTGATAATCTATGTGTACCTCTGTTGCATCAGTTCTTAATACACTTGAACCATTTGCAGCTTGTCCAACCTCCCAGTCTTTAAACAATGGTGCGCCAGGTGTGCTGCTAGTTCTTACAGCTTCAGGTACACCAATAAGCATATCGTTAGGAAATAAATATTGATATGTCCATTCATTCTGTGGGGTATTGCTATCTCTTGCTAACTGTGCCTTTGATATAGTAAAAGACCATTTATACATTCCCAATGTAGAAAATTTAACTTCTTTATAAATACTATTGCAGGCTTGTGCAGCTGGGGAACCATCAGAAAAACTAGTTATAGCTTCTGCCCCAAGTAGTAGTAACGCTTTGTTACAAATTGTTACATCAGTATCGCCTGCTGCCATTTATATCTCCTTATACTAGTAGGGGCCTTTGCAGGCCCCCACCATATTATTTTAGTCAGTATCTGTATTCGCCAGAGTAGTACCATCGTTTACGTCAACCACTGTTCCAGTGTTTGATGTGACATAAACTAGAGTTGCTACTAGCGTACTGCCTGTACTTGTATTACAGAAAATCATATCGCCTACGTTAACTTGTTGGGCTACATCATTGAAGTAACCTTCCGTGTTAACATCAGCAATAGCATCCGCTGTCGTATAAGCAAATATCTGTGGAGCAGAACCTTTCTTAGACTGTCCACCGATTGGGTTCCACCCATCTCTGTTAAACGCCATGATTAAGCCTCCCTACAGACAACATCTACAATACCGTCAGTATCGATTGCGATACTTCCCATAGATAGCTTGGCTGTCACCAAGAAAGATGTTTTCTCTGCTATATAGTTAATTTCTGTAGAAGCAGGCATCCCTACTGCTACACCTAGTGCGGATTGATGAAACGCAAAACAAGTACGGTCATTTGAACCATCAATAGACAATCCACCCTCATCCCTGTCACCAAGGATATGGAATTGGAAGCCCATCATAGTGTTCAATTCACCAGACACCAACGCTCTGATATTCTGGAAATCTCCGCTAATTGCTCGTTCATCACCAAGTAGTCCAGCCAAATTGTTCGCATGAATAATCATGTGACGATTTTGAGTTGGAACATTCTTAGCATCCATTGCTTTCTTCGCTGCAATAATCTTACCTACGTTGAGGTCAGATGCACTTGGACTACCAGTTGTAACAACAGTGTTTGCCACTGTGCTACCAGCTGATGCAGCTGCCAACGCATCCAAGACAATCTGGTCTTGTCTACGTCCAATAGCTGAACCAACAACCTGTGCAAGCTCTCTTCGCTCATCAAAGTTGATTTTATTTTGCAGGAAGATGTCACTGTATTCACTTGCAGAAAAATCTGTAAGTGTACAGGACACACTTGAGAAACTAGTGTTTAGTGGCACCACGTCTGTACCTGGTGTACGAACACTAGCTTGTCCTTTCCCTACCTTGGGAAAGTTAACCGTTGAACCGACTACGCCAGTTCTGGTTCTTGCTGCGCCAGTAAGTACCGCTGCTCCCTGATATGCTTGATGCACCTCAGCTTCAAACAGCTGCGTAAACGCTGGCGACAAGTTTGCTCTTGTTGTCATAATATGCCTCCTAGCATAAAGTTACGTTTACATTGTTCGCAACAGTTATCCAGAAAGCCTGGGCTGTAACCTACGGTATACGCTACCGCAGCGACTGATTTCTCAGCTGCCAGAACGGCTGTGGTTACAGTTATCGTTCAGTGTAAGATATACCTTACAAGACCCATCTTGTAAAGTTATTTATAGTAATCCTCAAACTCCTTCTCAACACTACGAGTATATGCTGCATCAGTTCCGTATTTAGGGTCAGCCATCTTTTGGTTCATCCTTGCACGGAAATCATCCTGGCTTTCTCTACCAGCTTGATAAGCAGTTGTTGTTGGTATGTTTACATTCTCACCAGTCATCGCTCTAACTTTTTGCAACAACCTGGCACCAATAGCTGTACCACCCCAAATGTCTATTTCATCTAACTCATCTTGAGATATAACACCTTTGCCTTTTAGACCATTAGCCCAAACAATATTTGAATTAATAATCTCATCAGCATTCTCACCTAGCATTTGTTTCTCTTGAGCAATAGATAGTGTTTCCGCTTCCGCATTGGCACCGCCCATCTCCATAACCTTGCCTGCCAAATCTTCAAACGCTCCTTGTGATATACCATTGTCTTTTGCCCATCCTGAAAAGAAAGTTAATAGTTCATCGTCCTGGGGAACATTCTCTCCAAGAAACTCTGTATTATACTTTCCATCTTCTGGTGCTTTGTGTTTACCTTTTGAAACCATCCCTTCTAAGTGCTTGATGCTCTTAGCCATGTTTTCTAAGTTAGGGCCATCGTCATCCCAAAACTTTTCTGGAAACCAGTCAGGCCTATCGTATGGCCCTCCATCATCTTCATCCTCTTGAGGTTCAAGATGTGGAATATCTCCAGGTTGTTCATTTGTTTCTTCACTAACAGGTTCGTTCTGTCTAGCTTCGTCCATTAAACCTTGAGGTTCAGGTTGTTGCTGCTCTTCTGTTTTTACAGTATCGTCAGCAGCCAGTGCCTCATTCGCTTGGCTCATTTGCTCTCCTTATACGTTGTTGTATCTCTCGAATGATTGAGTTCTGACCTTCCCTAGCGTAGCCATAACTACTATCTGCGCCAGGTACCCAGCAAGGCTGGTCGAGAGTTATTTGAATAAGATGTTCCAATACTGCCTTGCCTTCATTAGTTTGGAAACATTTACTATATGCAATGTCCAGCTTCTGCTGTTCATTGATATCATTAATCCGTAGTTGATGTACATTGGCATCTAGGCCATCCCATCCTACAGAGTTAATATCTCTAATCTTGTCTGCGTTATTAGCCACCTGTTACCTCACCTTCTGGTGGTGGTGCAGCCCCAGCTTGGTCAGGTGCTGCTTCCTGGCCTGCTTGGGCTGCTTGCTGCTGCATCATCTGTTGTTGCATTGCTTGTGCCTGTTGCATTATTGCCTGCCTCTCAGCTGGCGTAGTTCTAAGTGATGCATCTATATTCATATGGTCTAAGATGTAGTCACCAACCTTCTCTGGGTTCACTAACGTCAAGCCTGCTCCTCCTTGGAAGGAAGATGCAATCTGCATAAACTGTAATACGTTTTGTACTTTCTCCATGTTAGATGCCATAGCTAATGGTGATTGTGGTTCTATAGTTACTTGCAATCCATTTACTTTTAATGGCAAGTCAACCATACCTTCTTCATCCATTAACTCTAGTGAGCGTCTGACGATTGGGTACATTGTTTCTGTAATCAATCGTCCAAACGCAGCCCCTAAGTTTTGAGAGAGTTCTTTCATTCTTTCTACAATTTCTGTAGCTGACCTAGCTGACATATTGTCAGGTGGTAAACTTTCATCGTACAAAGTTTTTTTAATATTCATTCGTAAGTCATTAGCAATCAGCTGTGATAAGTTTGTATCACCAGACCTGGGGAGCGGTGCCAGGCTAGGCCCTCTAGGCCCACCATTGGATGACACACCAATGATTGCACCTGGCACTATCTGAATAGCCTGAGGGTTTAGCACTCCGTCATCCACCGCAGTGAATACACCCCCTATAGAAAGAGAGGCGTTCTTCAGATTTAATTCTATAACCTTGTTTAAAGTTTTAATATCAGGCAATGCATAAAGACATGGGCCTCTTCCCATAATCTCACCAGGTGCTACCATGAACCTACTAATAACCCATGGTGAAGATTTTAAATGCTTGTGTAAAATCTTATAGTCACCTTCCATTGTCATAAGACAATAGTTGGTCTTACCTGTTTCTTTATCTGGATAAGTTGCTTCAAGTAGTTCGATGTACTCCATAGGTTTTTCTCTATACTTAGACAAAACCTCTTCTGGAAATTCAACACCAGGAAACTCTTGTTCGACTACTTCAAACGGTCTTTTAAATTTTCTAAATACAAAATTAGGTTTACCATCAGGCCCTTCATCAAAAGTAATTTGATACATAGGTATAGCTGTATACCTGATGGGCTGAGTTTCATCTCCCTTTTGAATTAACATAACAGCCGTGCCGACTGCCAGGTCTAATAAAAATTCTCCGATAGCTAAATCAAAACCTGATTGGCGCATAACGCTAAACATTTTTTGATTGTACATATCCAGCACTTGTTGTGCTTCGATGCTTCTTTCAGGTGGAACCTCAGAACCTGGACGCAATCGACACCATTGCTGTTGCGGAGGAAATAAAGCTGATTGTATTCTGTTTGCAAATCTTGCTGTGCTATGGATAGCTGTACTATCAAACACACGTTTCATTTTATTTTGACCAGGAGTATCCTGTTCATAGTAACCATCATATAGGTTACGCATAGGTAAGCAGTATTCGTATGCCTCTTCGTAGATTGCTCGCCATTGTTCTTTTCTGGTCTGGCAACCCTTATATCTTTTCTTTAATTGTTTTGTATCTAGTTGTGACATACTACGCTTTCTTGTGACGGTTAGCAAAGTTCCTAGCAGCTGCTACACTGCCAAAGCCCCATGCTTTTAATGCCAATGCCTTACGAGTTGGTCTACCCTTCTCGTCCTTCATTGGCCCTTTCATCCCAGCAAAACGAGCAGCAAAACTAACACGCCTACTATCAGTGCCAGACTTCTGAGGCCTCTTGAGGTTAGCACCCTCTGTCTTTTTAAAATGCTTTCTTCCAGCTTCATTAAGACCACCGCTGGGGTTCTGAAACCTCTTAGCAACCATTGACTAACCTTTTTTAGGTTTACCATATTTTTTAGCCATCGCTTTCTTCAGACCGCTGGCTTTCTTCGCCATCGGTTTCTTTTTCGCCATTGGCTTCTTCTTCATCATGTTTCCGTACATCATCAGCCTCCTCTCCAGGTTTGTACTTTCGATGCCTTGGGTTTCTTATCCAAACCTTATCAGACATCTTAACCTCTTGGGTTTCTAGTACCGCCTAGTTTGGAAGCCAGTTGCTGCGCTTGACCAGTAACCTCTGGTGCTGCACGAACAACAGACATCAACAATCTTGCAGACCTACCACGTCTTGACTTACGTCTTGATGCAATAGTCTTTCTTTCTCTCTTCTCCTCTGCATCCAGCTGCTGTGACCTACGAGTTTCTTCCTCGCTCACAGGAGGTGGTGGTGGAGGTGAAGGACTTGAAAATATACCGCCCATATTAAAACACCCTCGACATCATATAATAATCATCTCCTTGAGGCCCATACCTTCGTAGTACGCCCTCATTCTCAAAGTAACATACTTTTGCCCACTTGTAAGCAGGGATATTTCGAGAACAAACCGTGATTTGTAATCGTTTCATTTCTAGCTTGTTCGCAGCGTACTCAAAAAATAACTTTGATGCACGATGCATTCTAAATGCTTTACGGCTAATATCATTACTTGGTATTAGCCAGGCTTCGTAAACGCCATCCCATAATTTCCATATACCAAACATGGCATATATTTTTTCTTGCATTGCTGTAAAGGCGTAACCTTTTGTAACAAAACTTGAAAGATATTCTGTATAGTTTTGAAACATCTGTTCATTTTGGGCATCAAATTGATTTAGTTCTATCATCTCTAAATGCATGGGATGCCAGTCTACAATCTTTTGCTCAGGCCAATTCAATCTCATTTCTTGAGTTAGTTCTTCAGGAGAAAACATCGAAATCCAACACTTTCACAGTTTGTTGCAATTTTGCAACACCGCCTTTTTTAGTAATCATATCCTTGTGTTCACCACCTCCAAGCAAGCAATATCCAGCAGCATCACCAACGTGTGAATGTTCATTCTTGTTTGGTGTAGACCTGTATCGCTCCTGGCCTGCTCCCATCGATACCCTTCTAAAATGATACCCTCCAGCAAGTGATTTACGCAGCCTCTCGCATTTCTTGTTAATTAAAAATCCTGGCTTACCTTCAATCAATCTCTGCATGGGAATAGCAAGTGCTTCACGTCTAACTTTGAAATCGTTTGTTGCACAGGGCCTGGCATGAATGTCCAGGGTTCGCATATGGTCAAATGCAGTTGTTTCATAAATCTGGTCACGCTGTTGTCCAGCTGGGTCACCCCAAACCATAAAAGTATTTCCAGGAAAGTAGATACCCATTTCTTCTTTGAGCATAGAAACAAATCTATTAAGGCCCATGTCAAAAGTTACAAGTTCATGCAGAACGTGCCATACTCCGTTTTGCATTCGCTGTGCAAAGATTGCAGCTGGCGTTAATCCAAAGTCGATACCAACCTGAACAGGGATACCTGGTTCAGGTTCAAGTTCTCTAGCCATTGTAGTATCATCGTACTCAGGCCAGATTGGCATTCCTTCTTGGACGTATGTATAATCGCCTTTTGCATAACACTTAATCCAATCAAGTTGCTTACCACCAAGTAACTGCTCGTAGTATCCTGTTGGCAAATTTTTTAAATTTTCTGCTTTAGGATTTGTGCGCCACCATTTACCAGCTGATTGCAAGAAGCCATTTGCTTCTGGCATATCTTCAGGCACCTCATCGTTATCTACTTCCAGTACACCAGGTGGCTGCTTAAAAAACTCCCAGGCATATTTACCTTTGGGCCTATCTTTGCCTTCTGCTAAATTATAATACCAATGGTCTGTATCACAGGGGTTTGTATCCAGGATAACACCATGCCAGCTTGGCCCACCATCATTCTTAGTTGGATATCTACCAACACGATGCGTAAGGCCGTCTATAACGGCTTTAGGCAGTTCTCTGCATTCATTGACCCATGCCCCTGTAAGTTCCAACGAAAGCAATTTACGGACATCCTTTGGGTCATCTAGGGCCAAAAAAATGACCTCGCAGTCTATCCCTGCTGCATCTCCCTTACTTGGTAATTTTATATGGTGTGTAATCGGTGGAGCATATTTAACATTGCCCCAGATATGTTCTGGCATAAGTTCAAGCCAGGTCTTTAAAGTTGTCGTTCTTAGCATCGGATGTGTATTTCGGACTATCGCAAATCTTGAATACTTGATACCATCTCTGGGAGAGGGCTTTTGCTGAACCGCTCTCCTCCACAGTTCAGCACAACACGCATAGGACTTGCCACTCCCTACAGGGCCTAGCAGCCCTCTCACGAAACCTTTTGATTTCATAAACTTTGCAACAGTTGGACTACCGCTAAAGTCTAGTTTGGTTACAGCATTTCCTTCCATTAGATGCACACTCCAAATTTAATGTATTCCATTATCTCCACGACTAACAAACCACCTAGTAAAATAACTATAACTGTATGATATGCATTCCATAAAAGATATTCATATTTACTTTTCTTCATCCTTCTCCTCCTCTCCAGGCATTACCATTTGTATATCAACAACCGCTGGCTTATCCGCATCTTTCTCTGTATCTAACAGACCAGCAGACTTAGCCAGCAGCTGCATCATTCTAACTTTATCCAGCAATTCCACCTCAATGATGTCATCACCGCTCTGGGTAGGAGTAATCTTAATCTTCTTGATAGCAGCCAGCGCATGGTCTGGGATATCTTTAGCATCCTTCAGTTCTAGCTTCTGACCGTTCCAATCAAAAATATCAGTTATCTTTGCCTTCGCTATACCTAGCATCTCAGTCGCCAGGCCATCACGATTGTCGTAGATTATCTGTGAGCCTCGCAGCCTTTTACGAATTTCGCCCACACCTCCAAATCTACCAACAGGTGGCACTACCCTCTTACCCATTATACAAACATCTTCATTTGGTCTGGGTGTTCGGTAAGCGGTTTGAACGTGATATCCACCAGCCTATACGTTCCACCGTACTTACTTTGCAGCGTAGCCCCAGTCGGTTTTAGTTGTTGTAATTGTGCAACATCTAACTGCATGATATCTTTACCGTGTTCGATACGCATACCGCCTTTGGCTATGGCCTGCTTAACCTCATAATCCCTGACAGATACATACTTGCCCTGCCATAGTTTCTTGACCATCTTAGTCATTACCATGGGTTACCTCCACTATCTCCTGGATTACTCATTCCAGGCTTTTCCTTTTTCTCGAATAACCTTATCCATACTTCTCCGTTTTTATCAGGAAGAGGTAAGGCTTCAAGTTTTATTCCTGTGATTTTGCCTTCCTTGTAGAAAGCAATGCCCAGGTTCTGCCATCTGGTAATAGGATTGCCACTATCGTCTAGCTTGTCCGTTTCCTTTGGCTGTACTACGTCAAATAGTTTGTCTACTTTCATAGCTTGTCCTTTCTTTTTTTTGAAAACCCCAAAATATTTTTGGGAAACCCCCCTACGTATACGACATGGGGCAGCCCCCTAAGGGTCGATTTTCTGCTGTAACCGTTGATATACCTACATTTTACAGCATTAAATGCAGGCATTTTTGCTATACCCTCCATGATATTTCTGGGTATTACA